AACTATGACAAAGAGTGCCAAAAACTCTTGTGCTACCATTACACCACGAGGTAAAAAAGAAGGCGAGAAATACCTCCCTATCTAATAATTATACCTTAAAAGTAGGGGCTATACTCAAGGGGGGTATTATTGTTTTTTCCCTCCAGCATAGCTGTATATTATTTCAGATATTCCTTCATCGTCGACTATAAAACAGCTCTGCTTTGCTCTGCTGTTTAATCCCATCGATTCAGAATACTTGTCACCCTCAACAATAGTGCTGAGCATGTAGTGTTCAAACTCGGCATATTCTTTTGCCTCCCAGTGATGCTGATCAGCAGTGAGTAACACTTTTGATTTTACATTCATGAGAGCTTCGGGATTAGCTAGGAACAAGTTTGCTATATAACTCTCACGAGCTTTTCCATTAGCAGGTAGATGACCTTTATATTCTGCACTATATCCATGAGAAATAATGAATAGAGTATTGTTTACTTTGAATAGTCCATGATCAGATTGAAACACTTCAAACTCAATACGCTTTTCTTTTCTGAAGTATGCCTGCAATGCACGGAACAAGACATAATCACCAAAGTCATTATGATTGCCTTTAACACTTTTAACTTTAACTTTGGGGAAAAGTTCCAGCATTCTTCCAACAAACTTTGTTAGTGTATCGAAAGCAGCATTGAATTGTTCTTCCTTGATGCAGTCGTGACTCAACAAGGTTCCTTTGGTGGTGAAGCCTTGACCAGTTGTATGTAATATATCGCCTAATGACGTTATAATACATTCATTGAAGTTATAGGTACGGTTGTCTAGAAACTCCCCGATATCTTCGGAGTATTTTTCAATGCTCCTAATAATATCTTCTGTGCTGGAGCCCTTGTTACGAAAAGAGCTATCTGGACTGGCGTATGTTCCGAAGTGGATGTCCGACAAGCCTACAACGATAGCTTTATTACCGACTTTCTTTTTACGGTTTATTTGTTTGATTGGATCGTATTTCGGAGGAGCCCAAGATTTTAATAAAGAATCGAAGGGATTAAACGTTCCCTCGATGAAGTCATACCATTTACTAGCTGCTTCTTCGGTATCTTTCCAGCTACGTTTCTGGACTTTTTGATACAGTTGGAACTTCTTTTTCTCTAAAATATCATCGGCTAGCTGATCGATATTTTTTGATATAAGTTCTTCTTTGGTAATGGGTTCTGAGTTATGTGTAATATCTAAAATCTCACGCAACTCATTGAAATAAGCTTTGGGAATTTGGTAATTTCTACAAATTTCATTTACCGAACTCGGGCTCTTATACCAGTTGGAGTAATTATCGATTATTCCGCGAACAGTATTTCCTGGAAGCACAATGAAGTCATTGGCTGCCTTGAGGTAGAAAACATATTTGTCGTCGTCTTTATTGTAGACATATTTTTCTGCAAACTTTAAGTTTTCTGTCCAGTTATATTCATCTTCTGGAAGATCTGCTATGAAGCGGTCAACCTTGGCTTCAAAATCTCTCTCGTTTTTAGCTGCGCGGAATACTTCAACAACACGATCAGCTTCTTTTACTTGGTATCCTTTTTTGAGAAGGAAGCTTTTAGCTCCTTTTTTCTGTTCTTTTAGCTTTGTTAATTTTGAGAATAATTCTGTTGTATTCATTTTTTATTTTTTAAAACTTCGCTAAATTTATTAGTTAATATTTGTAAATAACTTATAATTAAATATTTATAATAAAATTAGATCGAGTTTAATTTTCCTAGTTGTGATAAAATTGTACAGCGTAACGTCCTTTATTTTCATCAGAAACTTCTTTGATGATTAGGTTGGTTTTACGCAAATCTAATTTGTTCACTGATTTGAAAAATACTTTCTTTTCGGGTGTTGTCAAATTCAAAATCTCACGCTGCAAATATTTTTTCTTACCGTGATCGGTGAAATACACTCTACCATCGGGAAGAATACGCAATCTACATTTATGGTATTTAAGGTAATCCTCTAGATCTACTAGAATACCTATTCTTCGTTTGTTGTTTTTTTTAGCTATGTACAACTTGGAACTCATTTGAGGCTGTAACCATATAAGATACTTCTTTGAGTGGGTTAGGTCAACTAGTTTCAAAAAATAATTTGACTTGGTGATGCTGTAGGCTAAAGTACAAAACAATTATGGAAGCTATGAACTTAAGAACAGGAGATCTAGTTATAGGCACGAGAGATCCCTCAAAATCAGTCTATAGTGCCGAAGGTAGGAAGTTAGTTGATGGTGGCGTGGCTATTGTGGGAGATGAAGAAGATATTCAAGAACTGCAGCAGCAAATTAAAAAAGCCGCCAAGCAGTCAGGACAACAAATAGTGGAAGAAAAGAAACCGAGAAAAAAGGCTATTAAAAAATCAAATAAAGTGACTAAGTATATTCCGGTAGCTGAAGAATCTCCTAACTATTTATCTGACATGTCAGAGACTGTAGTAGAAAACTCTTACACTGTGGAAGAAAAGATTAAGCCACAACAAGTATATTTTGAAAATGCTTTTGGTAAAATACGGTCGGCAGTAGAACGAGTTATTGAACATGACTTGGCTTTCATGCTCCTCTTTTCCAGTGAAGATGAAATTGTGTTTGAACCTAAAATAAGTGAAACTTTAGATTTTACTTATAATAAAGCGAGTTATTCTGTATACTATCCAGGAGTTATATTTGATTGGACGGATGGAGTAAAAAAAGCTATGATACTCTTTAAAGTACCTGAAGAAAATGAATAAATACGGAATGGTTACAACAGAGTCTCGAAGCGATTTTGACGCTACAAAAAAAGCTGAGTTTTATGATGAGGATGGTTTTGAGATAGCTGATAAAGAACACAAAGACGAATTAAAAAATCCTAAAAAGATAAGCGAATTGTTCGAGAAAAAAGATTGAACATTATTTTATTATCGCTATCTAACAACCACCAAAAATGATTAATCCTAACGAACCACAAGCATTTCTTCAAACCGGATTAGGCAAGAACGATCGCTACAGCAATCCCTTCTATAATATTCCATTGCAATACATGCCATTGAATATTGATGGTATGCTGCTCTGGTCGGAGCATTTTCTTTTTCGTAACGGTTTTTACAAGCAGGCATTAAATAGAATTGCTAACTATTTTATAACTTCACTTAGTGTAGAGTGTGATGATTCTGAAGCTAAAGAAAAATATAAGGAAGTATTTGATGAATTAAAATGGCGACAGATATTGAGTGTTGCTGGATTAAATTTGCTGGCGTTTGGGAATGAATTTTTAACAGTCAATCAAGGTTTCACACGTAACTTGAGTTGCCCTAAATGCGGTAGAGTAGATAATATAGATAAACTCAACAATTTTGAATTTAATAAAGGCAAATATATCAAAGCTTGTTTAAAATGTGGTTACAAGGGGGAGCATGCAGTTATAGACAAACCTTCCAACGACATAAATAAAATTCATATTGTACACTGGCCAGCTAAAGAAATTAAAATTCGTTATGAAGACACTACTGGAGAATACGAATATTTTTGGGATATTCCTCAGCAATACATTAAAAAAGTAACTACTAAAAATAATAAGTTTTACAGTAAAAAAACTCCTAAAGTTATTTATGACTGCATATTCGATAAGAAAATGCTGTCGTTTAATACCAAAAATTTTCTACATCTTAAATTGGAGACTCCTACCACTTTGAGAACTGACGGTAAAGCTATCCCCCCATGCATGTTTATATTTGAAGATCTTTTCATGCTTCAAACCTTGAAAAAGTATAATGAAGTTATTTGCTATGAAGACATAGCTCCATTTAGAGTTATATCGATGAGTCCTGAAAGCAATTCAGCGGCTAATCCAATTTTACACCAAAACGGCGGTATTTGGGCAGCTTCTGTGGACGAAATGATTGAGGAACACCGGAAAGACCCTGGAGCTTACCACAAATTCCCATTTCCAATTAATTATCAACAATTGGGTGGTGAAGGTAAAAATTTAGCTCCTGTGGAATTGATGGAAAATTATAAAAATAATATTTTAAATGCTTTAGATATTCCTGTAGAGTTGTTTCAGATGTCGCTCAAAGCCGAAGCCGCTGGCCCAGCATTGAGATTGTTTGAAAATTCGTGGAATGTTATACCAAATAATTATAATATATTATTGAATCATCTGGCAGATGTCATTAGTAAAATTTTGTCTCTGCCTAAAGCAAAAGTAGGTTTGGTACCTATCACATTTTCTGACGATATCGAGCGTAAATCAGTTATTGGACAATTGGTTTCTGCTAACGCCATCGCAAGATCAGAACTTCTTAATCTGTACAATTTTGATTACGAGGATCAACTTAGAAAGAAGACTGAAGAGGACCGTATTGCTAAAGATATTCAAGTTGAAGAACAAGAAAAAGATGAGTTTGCTCAATTAAATAATGCAAATATTTATGATGTCATGAGTGCTAATCAGCCTCAGGGAGCAGCTGGTCCTGCCACCCCTCAGGATGCCCTGCAGCAAGCCCAGGACATCGCACAGCAGCTGTTCCCTCTAGATGGGGCTCAGCGTAGATCAAAGTTGCAAGAAATAAAAGCAACAGACCAAGCTCTATATGCGACTGTTAAATCTCAATTAGAGCAAATGACTTCACAAGCACGTAGTCAGGGACTAGAACAAAGTAAACAACCAGCTCAATAATAAAATATGTCTAAAAAAATCTATAAATGTATTGTAAGTGGAAAAGAAATTCCACAAGAACGTGTAGACGCTTTAAAAATGTTGGGAGTACCTGAAAATCAATGGACTTGTGTTGAAAATTCATTCACAAAGCCTAAACAAGGAATCTTTATGGGGGAGGTAGGTGGGAGTGAAATGCGTGTGGTAGACAAAGTTTATAATGATTCCGTTAGAGCTGTATTCAAAAATGCAGATAGAGAGACGCAGGAAGAAATTGAGGAAGGCGAATTGGACACTGAAAAAACTAAGTTTTATTCAGACCGTGAAATAAATTATTACATTCAGGACGACGAAGATATCACAGAAGAAAAGTTGCCTATTGTAAAAAAGTTAGATAATTAAGCTTATAAATTGACTATAGGCCTACTAATTTATAGAATAGTCACATGGCTGATAGTGCTTTTTTATCTAGATTACCTGTAAAGGGTGCAGTTTTCCAGAGTGCTGGTCCTGAAGATGCTTTTAAAGTTCCTCTTTTGGATGCTGAAGGTAAGATTAACCTCAGCTTAGTGAGCAACTCTGCCACTATCTATGATGCTAGTAATACTGCCGGAAGATTAGCTCTAACAGCTGCTAAGCCTGGCGATTTTTGTGTTCAGAGTGATAATAATTCTATATATTTTTTAAAAGTAGTACCACCGACTCAAGAAAATAGCTGGATAAGATTAAGTACTGTTGAAGATTCTGAACAAGATTTTGATTCTCCTAATTTCACTGGAATACCTACTGCCCCTACGGCATCTATAGGGACAAGTACAACACAAATAGCTACAACTCAATTTGTAAAAAATTTAGCCGGAACAGAAATACCTGAAGGAGATTCAATTTCAGGTCAAACCGGTACCAGTATTAAATTTGCTAGAGAAGATCACTCGCATCCATCTGATACGTCTAGAGCT